ATATTATTAACTTTTTCTTCCATTGTTTTAAGTTTATCATTTGTAACAATAGTATTACCTTTGTTAGTTTCAATGTTTAACAATAAATGGCTTTGATTTTCTTGTATTCTAGCGATGTATCCGATTTGATTTTTTAAATCTGTGTTTTGTATTTTTTCAATTGCGGATTGATTTTTATTAATAGTCTCTGTCAGATCTACGATGTACTTAACCCCTGTAAATGTTCCAACTATTAAGGAAGCTACTACAGGAACCATCACTACGTTTTTCTTTAACAGATCTACTACATTCATTTAACATCCTCATTTTTTTTCTTCAGTTGTATAAAACATTTTATTACTATCTTCAGTCAACCAATCTTTATTCTCTACATTCCATTTTGTAGTTTGAACACTATAATCAGGCACTTCTCTCTCAGTAGTGTAATTTGGAGCGTCCCATAATATTCTATTATTGGGTTGCGCTGCATAGTTGCCGCTATCTAGGGCAAGTATGTGAGCACACTTGTGTTCCGCAGGAATCTCAGAATGCTCGGTATCTAGTATATTACTATCTGGATGTCCCCAGTCAATAGTAAATAAATATTCAAACGGGTAATTTACTTTATCTTTACCAAAATACTTACCGCGTTTTCCTCTTAAAAAACTAAAACAATGAACACTAGGATAATAACTAAAGCTATTCCATAATTGAAGATTGTCGATTGGGATATCTGGTACGTCTTTTCTGTCAAATTTTTCTTGAAAAAACGCTGATATAGGTAAACGCCAAAAGCACGCACCGTTGGGTAGCATGATATTAAATAAGAGTGCACGATCTGTAATAGAGACCACACTAAAGACACAACAGTCAACAGACTCTCCTTGATGTTTTTCCAAATCATATAAATACTCCTTCCTTATTTTGCAGTAAATTGGTGGTATGTCAGCATTTAAATAAGCCATCGTTTATTTTATTTCACCCCAGTTTGGACCTGCTTCGTAATCTACCTTATTAGGTACCTCTAAGTCAACCGCAGATTCCATGATTTCTTTTATCTTATTAGCGTGTTCTGTTGACTTAATAGATATATCTAGTTCATCATGTACTTGTATATGTGGTATAATACCTTCTTTATGTAACTCAATCATAGCTTTCTTTGTCATGTCAGCAGCTGATCCTTGTATCAATTTGTTTAATGCTTTGTATGTAAATGCACGCTTGATCCCTGGTCCGTGTTCCAAGAGCGCTTTATCATGTGGCAAGGACTTATGAATACCAAATTGATTAGGTTCCCATAAATGAAACCTGCACAAACGACCAAGTAACGTCCTAATTTTACCAGACTCTTGAGCACGTTGCATAACGTTATCCATTAGTTGTTTAACAAAAGGTACTCTGTTGTGGTATTGTTTAAACAGACCATCAGCTTTATCTTTAGATACACCAAGTTCTGCCTGTAATTTATTTTTACCCATACCATAAAACAAACCAAGATTAATTGTCTTAGCTTGAGTTCTAGGTATTTCTGCCATGTCAGCAACAATTGTATGAAAGTCTGCATCACCTTCGTTGTATGCATCTAATACATCACTTACTCCATACAGATTTTGTAAAGCTGCATAATGGACCACAAGTCTAGGCTCTTGCTGAGAATAGTCAAAACAACCCCATGTATGGCCTTCCTCGGGTATAAATAGAGCCCTTATCTTAGGTCCAAGATCTTTGTTACGTGCAGGAATTTGCTGTAAATTAGGGTTAGAATAACTAAATCTACCGGTCACAGTTCCGCCATTATCTGATCTAAGTTGGTTAATATCCGCATGTATTCTACCCTTGTGTGAGTGTTTTAATATGGTATCAATAAACGTAGTGTGAGCTTTGTTGATCTCTCTTGCTTTAGCAATTTTATTTACTATTGGGTGAGGATGATTTTGTAAGAAATTTTTAGTAAAGGAAGGTGCTTGTGTTTTTTCGGTTCTATCATAATCTAAATTTAGTTTGTCAAAAACTTGGGCGATCGATCGTGCTGCCCATATTTGAGTATCTATTCCTGTTTCCTTTTTTACTGCTAATAATGATGATTGCTCTTCTGCAACTAATTGCTTCTTCAATTGGCTGGCTGCTTGGACGTCTACACGGACACCTAAGAATTTCATATCGACGAGGCAAGGAAAGAGTTGAGTCTCGAGATCGAAGATAGATTTTATATCTTGTATATCTATTTCTTTTTTTAATTCTTGCCACAAGGCTAAAGTGATTTCTGCATCCGCTTCTGCATAAGAACCTACATAAATGGCAGGTAGTTTATACATTTCTGCCTTGGCGTCAACACCCCAATCTTTTGCAGCTGCATATAAATCTGTTTCATTCTTACCTTTACCGGTGTATCTTTTAGCACAATTGTTTAAGTCATAACGCATTTGATTTTCATCAACAAGGGCCGATGCAATCATCGTGTCCACAATTCTACCGTTGACACTTAAACCGAGCGCTCTAATCCAACACACGTCATACATGGCGTTGTGAAATATTTTAATAGCAGGAGTGTTAAGTACATCTTGAAACCATTTTAAAACTTTCTTACGATCCATGTTACCACCACCCTCGTGGGCTATTGGATAGTATCCGGACCAACCGGTTACAGCTACAGCTATACCCACTACGTCTCCGTTACCTACAATGGAACCTGATCCCATTTTCATTAGATCTGGATCTTTTGTTTCTAAGTCAATTGCAATCTCATCATATTTGGATAAGTCTGGAAAAGACTCTGGTGGTAACCACTCTGTTTGTGGTTTAAATAGAGGTATCTGCATCGTAATCCCTTTCAAGTATCATTTCTAAATAATGTATTGCTTTTTCTATGTCTTGCGCTTTGCCCTTCGAAGAGTGCCTGCAAATATATTTTATAGCGTTGCCCTCCGCAAAAAGTAATCTGTTTTCGTTTATAAACTCTGCAGGTTGTATTTTCATTTTTCGATAATGTTTCCCACCTACCTGATCTTCTAAAGAGTTGTATGTTGTTGATTTAAACATGTTTTTGTCCGTCATAGTATGTATCCTTTCTCATATTTTTTGGGTTCGATTATGTGCAAATTTTCTTTTGTCCTAGTTGCACCTACATAGAACAATCTATTTTCATCGTCTGGATTTTTTTCATAACTTCTCATAGTGTTCACAGTAAGATCAGTAAGTAGTACAACGTTAGTTGCTTCACCACCTTTGGCTGCATGAATAGTAGACAATTCTATTCTAGGTTTTTCATTTAATTTTTCTCCGTTCTTTCTCATCTTCCTAAGATAATCTACCTTAGTTTGTCCTGCATTGTCAAACGCTTCGTACCATATTGTTTTAACCTGTAGTCCATAGTCATTTACAAGTTGATCTATTCCATAAAAAGATCCTTTAGCCATACCTTTTATTTTTTTAGCATGCCAATGTTTAGGTCCCATAAATTTAATTATGTTTTCTATTTCTTTGTAAGAAACTAATTGTCCTTGTCTTAAATGTTCCCAGGATGTAGCTGCTTTGTGTAAATCTTTTTCATTATTTCTTTTATATCTATTTTCATAATATAATCCTTGTCTGTACAAAGACTCTTCTATGTCATTTAACATGTGTCTTGTTCTACTAAGAACTAACCAATCACCTCTAGACATGTCCACACTATCTATATCAAAATGTCTTTGTAGTCTTCCCTCGTTAATTCTAGGTTTCCAAGACTTATCTATTCTATTTTTAATTTTATTTATTATACCCATAGCTAAACCATGAACTTTAGCAGGTATTCTATATGACTGTGTTAACGGCAGATACTGACCTTCTAGAGCTATAAAAGAATCTACGTCTGCACCAGCCCATCTAAATATTGCTTGGTCATCATCACCTGCAATAAAAGAATCTTTAGTTTTGTTCCAAATAGCTTTTGCCATGTCCCATTGCATTAGTGATAGATCTTGTGCTTCATCAATAAATACTACATCAAACTTTGGTGATAGATCAGACTTTGTAAAGTCTAGTATCATGTCATTAAAATCTATTAAATTGTATTCTTTTTTGTATCTTTTTATTTCATTGTATATAATTCTTAGTTGGTCTCTTTCTAAATCCTGTGTGTGTTCAGCTAAATCAAATTGTTGTTCTGGTGTTATATTTCTAAGTTGTGCTAATTGTATAATTCTTAAATACTCACTATCAGAACTAAATACACCACCTTGTTCTTCTTGATAATCTGCATACGTTACAGGAAAACCTAACTTACTACCCAGGTCTTTGTAATGTCTTGATTGCATAACTTGATCTTTTTTTAATCCTAACTTTCTAAACGCTAACGAGTGTAGTGTTCTAAAATAAGGTAGATCATCTTCTGTTAAATTAAATTTTTTAATAGCTTCATCTCTTGCATGGTTTGCGGCTTTTTGTGTAAATGCAAAATACCCAACTTTATCTGGGTCTGTTTGTTTAAGATAGTCATCAACTTTATTTAGTAACGTTGTAGTTTTCCCTGTCCCTGGTGGTCCTAATACTATTGTTCTCATACAGTTACCCATATCCATGCAGCTGTAAGAACTACTAATAAAATTAAATCATCTGTTGCATTCATTTTTTTTTCACCCTTACATTAAAGTTCATCACATAATCGTCATGTGATGTACCTATTTTTGTTTTTTTAGTGTCAGTTATATTTATACTTTGATTTGCGTGCAGCAAATTTGATGATCTATAGTCCAAAGGATTATTATCTTCATGATGAACTATTTTAAATTTTTCTGGTAAAGGGTTTTCAACAAAAGCATTTGCAACAAGAACATGCACAAGTGGTTTAAGATCTACTATTTTACCATCAAGTTTATAAGATAAATGACATATAGGGTACTGACCACCTTGTGGTACTCTAATTGTTTTTATTTTTTTATTAAAGTTATCATAAAGATATGGAAAAATTTTACCTAGTTCAGGCATGTAAGGATTTATTCCTCCTGTTTTCCACAAGATATATCTTTTCT